GCCTGTTCGATGGGCAAAAAATGTACCTATACACAAGACGGAACTAAAATTTCATCTTGGATATGGTTTTATGGTAGTGATAAACCTATTGATCTAGATAAAAATAACTGTAATTAATATGGATTTAAAAGATAAAATAATTGGAATGGCTTTAGCTGCCTTGATTGCCTTGGTTGGCTGGAATCTTCACGAAACCTGGGGAATGAAGGAACAAGTTTTTAAACTTCAACAAGGACAAGTAATTTTATCAAAACAAATTAAGAAGAACTCTACTTTTGTTAAACAAAAACTTAAACAGATAAAGAAGAAACAGAATAAAAAAGTTATTAATAAAGAAATAAAGAAGAACAATAAAAAGAAGAAAAAGAATAAAAAGAAACTAAATGATTAGTTTATTAGTATCAATAATACTATTATTTAACATAGAACAATCATTTGATGATAAGAAAGCATCATCTATAAAAAAAGCAGTTCAAATAATTAAAACTATTCATGGTATTAAATGAGGGAAGAACATGAAATATATAATGATTTTTGTATTTACAATGGTAGTAGGTTGTGAAAATATTAAACAATCTATTGGTATTACTACAAAACCATTTCAAAGTGGTGAATCATTTAAAAATAGCACTAAATTTAATTATAAAATAATCTTTGGAAAAATTAGACCGAAAGAAGATGATGATTAAAAAGAGAAATCCTGTAGCTAAAGCACTTCCTGAGTTTAGACATAAAAGATTTAAAGATAAAACTAAATACGATAGAAAGAAACTTAAAGAATTAGTTTAGATTTCTTTTTATTTGCATCCTTTTTAGCTTGAACATCTATTGGTAGATCATCTGAATCTCCATATACATTAAAGCTAAATGATCTACGTTCACCTTCAGATCTAAAAGGATATACCATATGGTATTGCCACCAAGGGAATAGATAATAATCTCCTACTCTTGGTTTAACTTTAATTGTATTATTTGAAAACAAATGTACCTGTCCATAGGACATTTCAATATAACCTGCAGATGGATGATGATCTTTATCCTCCTTCTTCCATTCTTCTTCCATACCTTCGGGAATTTTTAAATATCCTACACAGGACAGGTGACAATCACTATGGTAGTGATACGGATTAAAGTCTCCCTTGAATTGTCTTACATACCAGCCAGACTGGAATCTAATTCTTTTTAAACTTCTACCTTCTTCATGAGACTTTATAAAATCTGATACAATAGTTTCAAAAAATCCTGCCCACTTGGTAAATGTTTTTGGAGTAATTAACAGTTCTTGCTTAACATTACCTACAAGATTATCTGACCAGTCTCTTTCTTTAATTTTATTAGTATTAAGAATACTATCACAATCTTTATTAAAATCTTCAACAAGTTCCATAGGTAGCTTACACATACCTATTGATGGACCAAAAGGTTTATATACTTTTAAACGTGTTTCATATGTTTTATCCACTGTAATCCCTTTCTAAAATTATCTCCAAACAATGCATTGCTTTTTTAATACTTTTTTCTTTTCCTTTAAGTTTGTGTCTACAAATGTATTTAATAGCTTCTCCTTCTGCCCACTCTAAATGATTTTCTGAAATAAATTGAGCAGGTTCAATTTTGAAACCTTTATAATGAGTACCATCTATTTGTTTATTAAGTGATTCATATGTCATATCTTTGAATATATCCTTATCAGTCATTAAATGTTAATCTATATTTATTAGTTAATTTATGTGTACGAGTAGGTTTATTTTTTATTAGATTATTTTGCATATCTGTTAAAGTATATATATCAAGATTCATAGCTTTCGTAAACTTTGTTAAAGCATATTCTGAATTTATATCAGCATAACTACATATATACTGAAAATCATTTGAATTAGAAGTAAGCCAAGAAGTAGCTTCTCTTTTATCAATAATTTTATATCTATGTAAACCATTATACATAGCATCTTCTATAGCTCTGGTTATAATTGCCCTGAACAATTTAAGTTCAGGACTTTGGGTCATTAGTTTTAACTATTTCGTAAGTTTTTCTTAATGCTGTCATTGGACATTCTTTCCATGACAATGACTTTGGATCTAAACTTTCGAGAGTTTCTAATGATTGTGTATCGGTATCTGCGTTAATATAAATTTCTGTAACATGAGGTACATATACCCATACTTTAAATTTATAAATCATACAATATTATGTTTTCTTCTACTAGCTTCTAAAGTTCTAAAGAGATCTATAATCATACCTTCTTTATCTCTCTTATTTTCTAAAGTAGTTGCCTTAATTTCTGCTTGAAATAATTCATCAACAGCATTCTTATAAGTATCTGATGCATAGAATCCCTGCTCTTTAGCAGAGACAGACTTTAAAGTTTGTTCGCCTGTAATATATAATGCTTTCTTTCTTTTTAATAATCTATCTAAATATTTAACATTAGCACTAGCCTCAGCACTACTCTCATCTGATTCTGCTATAAACTTTATAGCTTCTTCTAATCTATTTTCTGTTATCATTTTATTCCTTTCTTTCTCTTCTTTTTTTAATATAATTTAATAGACTATCTGCGATAGATCCACGTTCCCAAGATACAATAGCTTTTTTTCGTTTAACAAACCAATGGTCACGTTCATGTATGTCCTGTTGCCTTTGTATAATATGCTCTATTTCTTTAATACTAATTATCGGAAAGAAATTAGCAATTGTTCCATGATTACCTGTCATGTTAGCCCACCGACAGAATTGTTTCATAGCGTTAATTTTTAATAGTCTAGTATTCATGTGTTTTCATTCTAATTCCTTTCCATCATTATAACCTATATAATATTTACCATCTATAGTCATACAATAATGTGCCCATACAACTTGGTCTTTATATAAAATTCTACTACCTTCTTCATTTACAGTTGTTATTTCATCTATTTTATTTGAACACCATTCACCTACTGCTAACACTATAGGAACTTCTGCTACTTCTCCATTTGTTAAATAGAGTACTAATATTAATGTTTTCATAATTGATTTTTATTAAACTAGGTGAAAGCATAAGTTGTTCTACACGTTTTGTTAATTTATACATTAAACCCTCACCTAGCCTTACTGTGCATTTTTATCAAACAAAAAGGGAAGTAGAAAACACACAGCAATTTTGTTAGAACGGTGGTGCTTCAGATTTTATTTCATCAATATCATTCATCTGTACGTCTAATATTTTTTTGACAAATTTATCTATCTGATTAAATTCGTCATTATTAGGCATTTTACCACCTGACATATAAGAACTTATTAAGTTACTCATAGTCATTCTATATTTTTCTTTCTTTTGAGCATCAGGATCTTTAGGTGTATTTGTTACTGTTCCAGTAGGTACAGCAACTTCACCTTCTAATAACTCAACTGAAGTAGCAGTCTGGTATTGTTTACCAGATTTACTTGTTTTGACAGGCTGTGCAGTTACTTTTAATCTTGCACCTTTATCCCATCGTTCAGCACCTAATACCTCACCATAAATAGTCATATCTATACCATTATCTTTGGTAACGTAAATAGTATATTGACTTTGACCACCTTTTGGCGGATATGACATTTTATATGAACACTCAAATGTTTCTGTTTCTGTTTCCATTGTTATTTTCCTATTTATTTGTTTTATTATATTTCCTATTTGTTGCATAGTTTTTTATACCTTATTTAAAAGCCTTCGACCATATTTTTCTTGCAAAATCTTCTGCACCTGGTGAATATCTCCATCTCCAATTGTCGAATGTCAAAGGATACATTCGTACAATGTCTTCCTTTGTATTCGCTATATTTAATATATGTTCTATTGATTTAAAACAATCTATTAATTGTTCTAAATAACCTACATGATCTCCTAGATCTGAAGTATGATTATCCCATGGAGATGCATATAATAGTAAACATTCCTTACCAAATATTTCTCGATATAAGAATTGTTGTCTTAAATGATCTGATTTAGGGTGATAATTATGATTAATTCTGCCCTTTTTGCCCTGTTTCTTTTCTGATACAGTAGTAGCATATCTCCATACTTTAGCAGTTGCCTTAGTATCTACAATAAAGTTTTCAAATTCAAAATCAGTTTTAGCAACTATATTAAATTTTAATCCATATTTATCTCCAGGTATATCAGCTTCTTTTTGATAAGAAATTATATCACCATACTGTTTTAATTCCTTAACAAATGTATTTGCTATCATTCCAGACCATGCACATTCATCATCAGTTTCACTACCACTATGTTCAACTGTGTATTGATGTTTAGCGTAATCTTTTATATGATCTTCATCATTGATTTGTTTTAATAATCCATTATGAGCAGCATCTTCCGCTGCTAATCCCATCTTCATTCTAGCATTGGGTTTAGACTCAAATTCATACAATTTATCTATGATCCACATTTGCGGACAATCTATAAAAGTATTACCACTTGAGGCTGAATGATGTTCTATAATTTTAAGCATATTTATCTCCTTATGATTGTTAATGTTCAAAAGTTTTGTTCAAAATCTTATAACATATCCTTTGATACCTTAAAAGGTAAAAAGAAAGTTAAAGATAGTAATGAATACAAAACTTATAATTTAAGTATTATATTATCGTGGCTATTGCACCCTACACAAGTGTATGGGAGCAAGAGCCTTATTGCTCGATTTCACGGTTGTAAGCATAAAAACCGTGTATATCGTTTAGTTAAACTATACAATTCTAATCCTCGCTTTAAATTATATGTTGATAAAGCAAAGGATAATTATTATAAATCTGAATATGCGCCAAACTGAAAGACCTGAACTTATTTCTACTATATTAGATAAGAAAAAAGTTTGGTTAAATATTAGAGAATCTCGTCTAATGTATATGTATAATAGAAAACTCATATCTATGGAAGAATATGAGGCTGGTTCTCGTTACCGATTAATGTGTGAACTTCAAGGTGGTCCAGTTAGTAATTTTTTAAAGGATCGTATTGATGGTTCTAGACCAGATCAAATGGCTATGCGTATGGGTGCTGCCTTTGCCATTAAAGAAGTTGATGATGAACTTGGTTATTTCTTTTGTAGAATTATGAAATTTTTCTGCTGGGCTAATTATGGTATTATTGAAATAGCTAATATGTTAGAAAGATCTGAACGTAAAACATCATACTACGTACATGAAGGTTTAAGTAGATTATCAGTTTATTATGGGTACAAAAAAATTAGACATACAATCAGGGGACAAGGTACAAAGACTCAAAGACAAAAAGTATCTTAGGTGGGTATCTACTCAACCTTGTATACTTTGCTGTGATCATCCTTGTCAGGCACATCATTTACAATTTGCTATGCCTAGAGGCTTTGGACAAAAGACAGGCGATCAATGGGCTATTCCTCTATGTGGTGTTCATCACCACCAATTACATACATGTGGTAAGAATGAGAGGCAATTTTGGAAGGATTTAGACATTGATGCTGAAGAAATAGCCTGTATTTTCTATCAGTTTCATTTAAATTCTAAAGTTTCTAAAGCTTTTTTCGTAGATGAATCTGATCTATGGATCAAGATATATAATAATCTTGTACCTAAAATCAAAAAGCATGTTGACTTTATACTGCAACCCAAACTATAGAATATATTATCCTCGCCAGAGGTATATAAAAATTATGGTTAAAATTATAAAATTTCCAAATAGAAGTAAACCAGAATATTCTGATCACTTTATCAAGAATGTCAATCCTACAGCTATAGGTAATTTTATAAAAGCCGAAACACCTACATTATCATTGAGAGCAGCAGACGCTATGGCTCTTGCTATAATCTATAGTACCTACCTTCAATTAGTATTTGACGAAGAAGGTAGTAACGTTCCTATGGAGCTTATGCAAAAGTTTGAAGACAACGATCAACAAACATTTTGTTGGCATACTCATGATAAAAAAACGCTACACTAAAAAGAAAAAGAAACTTGTAACTGATTTTCCTTATAAAGAAATTACAACATCTTTACCATGGTATGATGCCCTATCAAATACTGGTTGGCTTACCCATGATAAGATGAAGAAAATGAAACCTGCGGAGTCTAAAACTAAAGGTTGGATTTTTGAAGATACTGATGATTATATTACTATCTTTGGTACTTACTCACAAGATCCTGATACTAAAGAAATAGAATTTGGAGAAGTAGTTTGTATTCCTAAGAATTGGATTTAAAGCAAGGGAGCTACAGATGGTAAAAATTTTATCTGCATTCCAGAAAAGGATCCTTTTCACTCCCTCACTATTTATATCCCACAACATATGTTTTTGCGAATGGGATTTGTTTTACTAACTAATTGGATTGCCCATTGGGATTTTTAAAGGATATTATATTTAACCTTTTAACCAATTAGCAAATGGCTTCTGTTTAAGGAAAATCAGTTACAAGTTTCTTTTTCTTTTTAGT